CCACGCCAAGTGCTCAGTCTGGTGGGACGAAGAAGCCGCGATCAGGCAGAGCAAACGGTTAAAGGACCGCAAACACCTAAATGAGTGAGACACAAGTAACTACCGAAGTTCAATTTGAAGATAGTGATGATCTTGACGCTTTTGAGGCCGGCTTCTTTGGTCGGAAGCAGTCTGAGACCCCTGAGACCAAAGGGGCGGAAGCGGGACAAGACGATTCAGTTGAAACGAAAGTAGACACCGAATCTCAAACTGACGACGAAGACGAAGCTGAACTCAAGGAGGAAGTCAAAGAAGACGCCCCCCCAAAGAAGAAGACCGTCCAAGATCGTATCGATGAGGTTGTACGACAACGTGAAGAAATCCGTAGGGAGGCCGCCGCTGAGGTAGCCAAGCTCCGGCAAGAAATGGAAGACCTGAAGAAGGGTATTAATCCGCCAGCAACTACGGAGTCTCCGGACCCGCAAGAGCCCAGGCCGGATGCCCTAGACAAAGACGGTAATCCCGTTTACGGTCTAGGTGAGTTTGATCCGCAATATATTCGGGACCTGACCCGGTTCACTCTTAATCAAGAGCGAGCGAAGGTTGAAGCTGAGAGTGCTCAAGCTCAGCGTCAAGCAGCGGCTCAACAAGAGCAACAAACCCTCCAGACCAGTTGGAACACCAAGCTTGAAGAGGCTGTGAAAGAATACCCGGACCTGCAAGAAAAAGGCCGAGCAATGCTTTCCAACTTTGACAATCTGGACCCCAACTACGCTGGCTATCTTTCCACTGTCTTGATGTCTATGGACAAAGGTCCTGACGTCTTGTACTACCTCGCTAACCATCCAGATGAAGCCCAATCGATCGTAAATAGTGGCGCACAAAAAGCGACCCTCGCCTTAGGTCGGATCGAATCCCGTTTCCTGAAGGATGAACAGGCAGCACCCAAACCTAAAGTCTCCAAAGCCCCACCGCCTCCGCCTGCAAAGGCTCAAGCTCGTGGTGCTAATGGGGCTTACATTGCGGTGGCTCCTGACACCGATGACCTCGATGCATTTGCGTCGGAGTTTTTCAAACCCAAGAAGTACTAAACTCATAAAGGAGTAATTGCTTATGACTACTGGTGGCGCTAACGTCTCAGTTGATCAGGCAAAACTGGTTCTTAACTCGTTTGCCGCGATCTTCCAAAATAACCTCACTTCTGCCGAACTTGTTACGTGGCGGAAGTTCAACAGTGAAATGAACGACCGAAATGCTTTGACCGTTGTCGAGCAGGTTGTGCCCCGTTACCTCGTGACCCACACGACTAATGGTGTCAATAACCTGACCACGAATGACGTTCAAAACACTGTGTTCGGTTCTGAACAATACAAGGTCCAAGACGTCTTCGGTTCGTCCATGGGTTGGCAAGACTTCGTGAAGATTCGCGATTTGGGTGCTGCTCGTGAGTCCGAAGCTCTTCGTGGTGCCGCTCTGAACCTCGCGGAACAGATCGACGCCTATATCCTTGGCTTTGCTGTTGAAGCGTCTAACAACTGGCTCGGTACCCCGGGTGACCCGGTCTCTCAGTACAACGACATTGCGTCGGGCTATACTCGTCTGAAGGAAGAAGGCGTTGAGGATACGGACTTCCGTGCCGTCCTTAACTACTACGACCGACAGGCACTCGGTGCGAACGTCATTAACCAGCAAGGTATTGGGGCTTCCTTTGCTGCGCAAGGTAACGCCTCGCTTCCTGGTGTTGCTGAAGGCATCTATCGTAAGGGCTTTAGTGGTAACATCGATGGTATCCCCACGATGTTTACTCAGCAACTCCCCACGATGGCTATCGGTTCTCGTAACCCTGCCAATACTGCCATTAACGGTGCCAACCAATACTCCGACTATGCGTCGGTGGCGGTTAGCCCGGCTCCCGGTCAGTACCTCACGCAGCTTATTAACCTGACCATTGGTACGGGCACTGAGACGCTGAAGGACGGTGAAGTGTTCACTATTGCCAACGTGTACGCTTGGGATAACCGTCTGCAAGCTGCTCTGCCTCACCTGCAGCAGTTCCGAGTGATCGGTAACTACACTGCTACGGCGGGTGCGGTTACGGGTGTCCGAATCTTCCCGGCTATCGTCGTGCAGAATGCCAGCCCGTCGGGTTCGGATTTCAACACGATTTCGAACAACACCGCTCATGCGACTGTTGACTCGATTCCGGGTTCGACCGCTATGGTTATCTTCGTTGGTACGGCCTCTACGAACGTTCGTCCTCGGGTTATCATGTCCAAGGATGCCGTCGTGGTTAGCACGGCCGACCTGATCATGCCGGCCACCGGTATCGGTTCTCGTAAGTCTCTGACGAAGGTTCCGATCTCGGTCCGTATGTGGCAGAACTCCGTCTTTAACACTGGCGAACACCAAGTCCGCTTCGACGTTGCCCTTTCGGCTAACGTTGCTGACAGACGTCGGATCGTCCGTATTAACGGCACCTCTGGCACCGATCAGTAATTGAATAGGGGAGGGTCGTAATGGCTCTCCCCAACTTCGCCTCTAGGAGAACTTGATGGCCGCTGTTATGAACAATGTTACTCTGACGCCCCAAGGTGGCTGGACGGCTCTCACGTCGGCTAATATCACCTCTTTCCTGCGTCTGAGTAAATTCCCTTGCCACGTCCCTGTATTTCTTTACGTGGGATCCAGCGCCCCTACAGGTACCCCTACTGGGGGTTTCCGTTGGGCAACTGATCACACTTTCTTCCAGGGTGCTCTAACTGGTAATGTGTACGCACGTATCCAGAATAACGCTAATGCTGACGTTCACGTTTCGGTGTTTGCCAACTAATGACTGGTACCCCCATTCTCAATATCATATCTGATGCCCTGCGAGAGACTAACCTCACTCCGCTTGGTGTTGCCCCTAATACTGACCAACAGAATGAAGCTTTCACAAAGCTGCAGTCTATTGTGTCTAGTGTACTTGGTAATGAGGTGGGGGAAAACCTCAATCCTTTCCCTTTGGGCCAAGACAATATTACCTCACCTAAGGGCTACCCTTGGTGGAATAATAGTCTCCCCGGTAATTTGTTTGTCCAGACCAATCTCCGTATCATGTGTAATTTGACTGGTGCTGGGTATATTAACCTTCACCCTAAGCCTCATGATGGGGCTCGAATGGGTATTGTTGACGTCTCTGGTAACTTCTCTACGAACCCTCTCACTATCTTTGGTAACGGTCGTATGATTGATGGTGCACAGCAACAGACCTATACGACCAATGGTCTTGTGCAAGGGTGGATATACAGGGAAGACCTCGGTAGCTGGGTAACGGTTATTCCGTTGACCCTTACTGGCAATATGCCTTTTCCTCCTGAATTTGAT